ATGGAAGAAAATTCCAGCGCGACAATTGCTTTGCTTGAGACGAGAGTTTGGGCGGCAATAGTTCTTGTTTTGGCTGCAATCCTCCTGTTGAGTGTCATTGCAATTATCGGCGGCGTACTGTTTGTCGAGCACGACATGGAGCGCATTAGCCCGATTGACACGCAATTGATTGGCATTCTTAAGGACATCATGTTGCTTGCAATTGGCGCTGTCGGCGGCATTGCTGGTCGCAAGGGTGCATACGCTGCTGCTAACATCATGGCAAAGAAGGATGACGATGCTTCCACTCGGCCCACTGCTTGAAGTTGGCGGCAAGATTCTCGATAGAGTCTTGCCAGACCCTGCTGCTGCTGAAGCTGCCAAGAGGGAGCTTGCAAAGCTAGAGCAGGATGGTGAACTGGCGAAGATGGCTCAACAGACGAAACTGTTTGAGCTAAACGTCGAGAACACGAAATCCGCACGAGAGATGCAGGTAGCCACCAGGAGCCGCATTCCTGCTGTGTTGTCCATCGTTACCGTTGCTGGGTTCTTTGGGCTGCTTGTAGGCTCTGCGCTTGGCTACATGACGCTTACTGGTAGCGATGTGATGATGCTGTTGCTGGGTGTGCTCGCAAGGGAAACAGCCTCCGTTTACAACTTCTGGTTGGGTTCGTCCAACTCCAGTCAACAGAAGGATATGCTCAAGAAATGAATACGAACTTTGATGCCGCACTTGCAGCGGTTTTGCATCATGAAGGGTCTTTCGTTCACCACCCGTCCGACCCAGGGGGCATGACTAACCTTGGCTGCACAAAGAACGTCTGGGAAGCGTGGTGCGGCAAAGAAGTAACCGAACAGGAGATGCGCGACCTTCAGCCTACGGACGTTGCTCCGCTCTACAAAGCCCAGTATTGGGATCGCGTGAAAGGCGACCAGCTTCCCGCTGGAGTCGACTACGTTGTGTTTGACGCTGCGATCAACAGTGGTGCTGGTCGCGCTGCTCGTTGGTTGCAGGAGTGTGTCGGCACTCAGCCTGACGGTGCTATCGGCCCGTTGTCGCTCCAGGCTGCTAATGCGATGGTTGCCGCTGATCTCATCAACATCTACTGTGACAAGCGTCTTTCGTTCATGAAGGGCTTGCAGACCTGGGATGTGTTCGGGAAAGGCTGGGAGCGCAGGGTAGAGGAAGTGCGCTCCGCAGCACTCAAGATGGTTTAGAACGCTGAATCCTCTCGCGGTTTAGGTTCGGCCAGCGTTGCCCAGCCATCCCAGTTAACGGGGACGCTCTCCATCTTGAGAGCTAAACCGTTGTTCGTCTGCATGACGACACCGACCTTCTGCCAGCGCTTTTTTTCCTCTCCGTTGCGGTTCTTGTACGTTCCGGTGGTGGCGATTACTTCGTATGCGAGGGGCATAGTTGCTCCATAAGGTTGTTAACTTCAGACAGAAACTCTTTTACTTTGCTTTCGAACTTCTCCAGTTCCTCCGCACTGGGTTCAAACCTGACAACAAACAACTGTAGATGCTCTGGGAACCTGTTGTCGAACGACACGAAGTCCACCCATTTCCTGCCGGTGCATGACAACTGGGCCAGCATCTGCGGGATGTACTTTTGTGGTGGTTTTTTCGCTTGGATGTAGTCGAGATGTGTCGTTGACCTGGGGCACTTGATCTCCACCAGTCCATCACTCCCAACCAAACCATCAGGACTTGCGCCGAACCAGAGGATAGTCGGGTGCTTGATGAAGCCCACCTCGTCCACCAGTTCATTGCTTGCCTGATACGCTGCTCGTGCGACAGGCTCTACCTCGATGCCACGCTGCATATCGGCATTCGTGTAGAAGTCCTGACTTGCTCCTGTAAGCCTCTCGGTCACAAGCTGGGTGATGTATCCCTTGCGAGCTTGCGTGTCTTTGCCTGCAAGAATATCGGATGCACGAGAGCCTGTTGCATGACCTAACCGCGCCTGATGCCACTCTATGCTTCGCTGATCCATTTGTGCACCCGTTGGTTGCGTCCAGAGGACGATTTCCGCTTGCCGATGGGGATGATGTAGCCCTTTCGCACGAGAGGCGCTATGCGTGGCGTAACGGTGTTGAGAGGCAGTCTGGTGAGTAGCGCCACTTCCTCCGCTATCAAGCCTCCTGGTGACTTCCAGAAGGCTTCCAGCACGATGCGCTCGACTCGTGTTGTGTTGATACTGGATGCTGCCTCGTGCGAGGTATCGGGATCATCGTTTCGTGCTAACCCGTATGTCATTTGCTCACCTTCCAATCTTGGCATGGGATGGGAAACAGAGGCTTGTGGTAGAACCGGCGAAGGATCAGTGTTTCGCTAGTCCAGAAGGCCCCAGGGTTCTCCATCTTGCATTCAGCGATGGCGAGGTCGAGCGAGAAGTTGTCTCCGTTGAAGTCAACATCGCCTTGCTTGTAGCCCCGCTTGATACGGGAGGCGTTTTTCAGTTTCTGTTTCTGTGCGTCAGTCAGCATTGTCGATCTCCAAGAGTTGCTGTTTGCGGGTGTTCTTGGCTTGCTCGATCAGCGCAAGGGACTCTTTGTCGTTTTGGTATGCTTTGTAAGCCAAGGCGTATTTGTTCTTGAGGTCATCCAGCGACGCGGCTTTGAGCAGGTTCTCGATGGTCGGATGCGGATCGCGCTTTTTGCTTGCAGCGTTACCGTCATCGTCCTCTGGTGCTATCCCGGTCGCTGCCATCAGGCTATAGCGACGAGCGTAACTAAGCGCCGAGCCGTAGCCCTGTGGGTCATGTTTGCTGGCAGGGACATGAAGTCTGCCACCTGAGAACGTCTCGCCTGACTCGTGAACGAACACTGTCTCAACGATGACGCCATCTGCGCATTCGTGCGTCTGCTGGATGAGAGCGATACCGTTAGCATTGAGAGCATCTACGACTGCCTCGACACAGGCTGCTAGATCGGCATAGCGCGACTTGAAGTGCGGGTTAACGCTTGTCTTTAGCGCTGGGCCGAACTGTTTCTGTGACTTCACTAATGCTGCTGCGATCTGTTTCATGGTTGTTATCCTTAAATCGTTTCCATTTCTGTTGATATGACTGTTGCTCGCTAGGCGGGACGTAGCCGAACTTTCTCCAGGTTGTTTCAATGTCAGTTGCAACGCCGGGGATCCACTTAAAACCGTTCAAAAGATGCGCCACAGCAGTGCTCCGATAGTGGACTCCGATCCTACAAGCAAATCGACTGCTGTTGTGCCCAGCATGACGCCGAGCGTTCCGAAAACTGCGTAAGCTAAAACCGTTCTCATTTCCAACCTCTCTCTTTGTTGATCTGGTGCAGCGATGCTTCCCAGAAGCTGTAATGCGTAGCAAAGTGTTGAGTCATGAACGAGTGTGCAATCTTCTTAGCGTCTTGACCGTCTAACACTGCGATGGTTACTTGCTTCGACAGTTCGCACCAATCGTCGCTACATCCTGCAACCTCATCCCAGACTCGCCAGATGATTTGCGAGTGCTCTGTTTCGATCCACAACTCGATGTCATGGAGCCTGCGGAGTTCTTCTTGCTCCCAACGATAGTGCTGATCCCAAGCACGCTGTTCCGGTTCTTCTAGCCAAGTGTCGTAGTCCATGTTTGCCTCGGTTGTTGTGTTGCAGTGGTTGACATCATACGACACAAACATGGCATTGTGTGGAAAAATATTTTTATCGTTCTTGCTACACCTATAGGCAATGCCTAACACTTATGTATTGCGTATGTCGCTGCAATGTCATAGCATAGCAACTTTACGGGGGTGACATGACGCAGGAACAGGCAATCGCGCTGGCAGCAGCAATCATCGGCGGCAAGGGGAAGCTGTGCTCGCTGCTCGGACTCAAGCGGCAGGCTATCCACAACTGGAGACGAGCCGGTCGGATTCCTCTCAATCGCGCGGTGGAGATCGAGCGACTGACAGGGGGTCGGGTGACGTTGGCAATGTTGAGGCCGGACTATGACACTAACCGCTAGGTCAAAGGCTCTATACGTCTCGCATGGCTATCAGGTTGCTCTAGTCGAGCACTACAACTCGTTTACCAAGCGCAAGCACGACCTCTGGGGCTGCATTGACCTGCTTGCAATCGGTCACGGCGAGACGGTGGCGATCCAGGTGACAAGCAAGTCCAACCTGTCTGCTCGCAAACACAAGATCGAGGAAGCCGAGGCTTATCCTGAGATGCTGCGATCAGGGTGGAGGGTGGTGCTACATGGGTGGTTCAAAGAGAAAAACCGCTGGCAACTGAAGGAGGTTGAACTGTGATCTACACGCTAGCAAACGAGACAGCCCGTAAACGCGCATTGGAAGCCGTACAACGCGCTAAACAGGGCTGGGTGGTATCTATCCAGCCACCCAACCGAACAAGCGCTCAGAACTCGTTCTATTGGGCCACGCTAACAGCGATCAGCGAGCAGATCAGACCGCAGAACAAGGAACACAGTCCAGACATCTGGCACGCCTACTTCAAGGCTCGCTATCTGCCAGGACGAATGTTGGAGTTGCCGAACGGTCGGGTAGTAGAGCAGGAGCCGACAACTACAGGGCTGACAAAGGGTCAATTTTCAGACTACGTTGAGAAGGTGTTTGCATGGGCGACGAGCCACGGTCTGGTGATGACGGACGAGATGTCTGTTTTGCGTGTGGACAGCGACACGACAACGCACGACTCATCACTCTCCCTGATGGCTCCGTAGTGGGCTTGCAGTCGAGAGAGTACGCGCTCCACTGCGAGGCGATGA